TATTTTGAATCCATATCAACTAATTGTTTCAAATATAACAACTTTTCTGTTAAATCTTTAAAATAACTTATTAACATTTTGTTATCTGAATTTAATACTAACATTCTTGTAGCTGAAGTATGTAAATCGTTTATGTGATTTTTAATCGTTGTTTGCATATTACATTTTTTTTAATTCATCTAAAACTTCCCAATAATAATCTTTATATAATTCAGGTAAAAACATATTTTGCAATATATATATTACTGAAAATATAGCTGATTGTTTTGCCTTTTCTTTTGTTAAAATTAAATCAACATAAAATGGTATAAAAATCATTTTAGCTGTTTCTTTAGGTGTTTGTTCTAATATTTGTACCATAATTTAAAATATATCTTTTAATGGGTCGTAAAAAGCACCTTCAACTTGTGGCAATCCAAAACTATTAACTTTAAAGCTAAAGTTTTCAAAAGATGCGTTTCTTGAACGTTTACAACTTACTGTTACTAATCCTTTATTTACTGTATTAAGTTCTAATTGTATTTGTGTTTCTGTTTTCTTTTCTAAAAATGAACCTAAATGCCCTGTAGGCTTATCTGAACCAAAATTACTATGTATTACAGTTATTATATGACAATTTAATTCCTTTGTCCATTTCATTAACTTTTGAACTACATTATTTGATTCTTCTATATTATTTACATCAGAACATAAATCAGCTATTCCATCAATAATTACTAATCCAATATTTTTACCTTCTAATTTTTTATATAAAACGTGTTCTATAAATTGTATTCTTTCTTTGAAATCTAATTGTCTTAATGCGTATGTGTGATATTTAGAAATATCTATATCAGTCATATCTAATGGTCTTTTAAACACCATTTGACAATGAAATAACGATTGTTCTGTGTCAAAATGTATAAGGTTATCGTTTCCTCTATATCCTTTTAAATTACCAGCAAATGAATCTAAATTTCCTTTCATATAAACTGCAGAAAGTAATGATATAAAAAATGTTTTTTTACTTTTTGGTGGTGCTTGTACAAATGTAAAATTTCCTTTTGTGCCTAAAGCTAATGGATATTCAATAGTGCCATCTTTTGTTTCATATGTTTTTGTGCCTAAAGATAAAATAGGTTCAGGATGTGGTATTTTTTCAGTTGCATCAACTTTTAATTCTGTTTCATATGATTCCATTAATAAATCAATAGCATCATTATCTAAATTTTTCATAATATTTTATCTGATTTTTTAAAATTATCTAAAGCCCATAATGGTTGTAAATTACTATAATGAAAAAGATTTTCCATTTCTTCTTTATTTTTAGCAGATGCTAAAGGTATTATATGGTCAATATGCCATTTACCATAATTTTCCCAATTCATTCCTTTAGTAAATTTAATTTCTATATGTTTTTTTGCTTCTTCAAATGTGCATCCAATTAACTCTTTTGTTGTATTGTTTTTTTGCCAATATTTAGATTTAAATGCACTATTTGTTCTATGTCTTAAATTTTGTTTTAGTTTAAATAATGGGTTTATTTTTCTTTGATTTAATTCCCATTCTTTTTTTATTTTTGATATTTGTTCTTTATTTTCTATTCTGTAATTTTTAAAATATAAACTTTGATATTCTGAATTTGCTTTATTATATAATTTAATACAATCTTTGCATTCAGGTTTTAAACCAAATTTACCTTTTTTTTGTTTGTAAAATTCTGAAAAATCTTTTAATATTAAACAACGTTTGCATAATTTCATATAAAAATATTTAAAAAAAGGGGTTTTTACACCCCTATTAAATTTAGAACGGTAAATCTTCCATTTCCTTTTCTGAAACTAATTTTTTTGAAGTTTCTTCTTTTTTATCTGCAAGTTTAATGTTACCATCTGTCCAAACTACGTTACCGTTACCTAAATAAGACTTTGGCTTTTTAGCTTCTCTTTCTTCTTTAGTTTGTGAATCTGTAGCAGAAACATTTTGACCCCATTGGTTAGATTCGTCATTTACTCCAATTGTGAAATTGTAATAAACCGCTCCATCTTTACCTTGTACAAATTTCTCTTTTGGTAACTTGTCAACTCTTAAACTTAAATTAATTAATGCACTCATATTATTTGTTTTTTATTGCTTACCTTTTTTTACTGTTGTCAGCTATTCAGTTTTACAAATATAATAATTTTATTTTAACAATTCGTCTTTAACTTCTTTAGTCATTTTATATTTAGCTTCTATTGCAGAAACAGAACCACCACCTTTAACGTATTCAACCGCTTTATTAAATTCTGGTGTATTCTTATTTAACCATTTTAATTCTTCTTTAGATGTACTCTTTTCGTGCTTATTTGTTGCATCAGCATCTTGCGAATCGTCAATCAATAATAAATTACCTAAAGCGTATTTCTTTGCGTATGAACTTGCAGAACCAAACTTTTGCGGCATTTGCATTCCTTTTTGTTCTAAGTCTACACCAACTATTGCTGATGCAGTTATTGTGTCTAAATCATCGTTTATTGAAGCTACAGAACGTAACATAGGAAATTGTAAAAATTGTGATTCCACCATTGATTCTGTAATTGTAAAATTGACTTTATATTTTTCATTGTAAGGTTTTAATGCTTCTAAAATATCTTCGGCACTTCTAAAGTTATATTTACCAAAACTATTAAATTTTGATTTGTTTGCTTTAAATTCTTTTTGAATTAAAGACAGTTTTTGATTTAATGTTAATTCCATTTTAATTTGTTTTTAAGTTATTCTTCTATTTCTATAAATTCGCAATGTTCTAAACATTCGGGACATAATCCATATTCAGGCATATCAGTATATGCACCACAACATTCACTTTCCATATTAATTTGATTTTAAGTTATAAATTTCTTTTTTAATTACAGTTTTATATTCAGCTGTAATTTCATCTGTTAATGCTTCAAAGCAATATTCTGCTAATTGATTGTTAATGTTTTCAAGTTCGCAAACTCTTTGCTGTAAACTTTGGATTTGAAACCTTTGGAAATCTGTTAAATCTTTCATACTATAAAAAATAAAAAGTTAGTGTTAAATAAATTAGTGTAAGTGAAGCCATAAATGCTAATGATAATCCGAAATCTTTTAAATGTTGTTTCATTTTGTTTTTTTTAAGTTATTATTTCTTCTGCAAATATATAACTGTTTTTTGAATATAAAACTACATTAACAAAACTTTAACAAATAAAAAAAGCTACCTTTTACAGTAGCCTTTTAAAACAAAGAAAAACAAAAACAAAAAATTTTAAAAAAATGTTAGCCTTTCCCACCATATCTTACTAACTCGCATATTATAACAATCAAGTATATGCTCCCGATACCACAATACTGTAAAGTGTATTTGTATTCCCTTTAGTTTTCTTTACTTTCTAAAGCCAGTATTTTAGTATTATAATATTCAATCATTTCAATCAAATCCACATCTGCAAATTTAACTATTTTATGCGATTTTTCATATAACATATCAGGAAAGTTATTATCAAATTTTAAACAAAGATATTTAGTATATAAATAAATTTCACCTGCTCTAAATACATTACATCCTGCACATTGAACGTGACAATTATCTTCATCCCAGCGTGTGTTATAATGTCTACGAGACATATAATGTCCGTTTTGTAATTTACTCCAATGATTTTTTTTATTACAAGTTACGCAAATAGCCATATCATTAATAGCATCTTTTCTTCTAATATAAATACTAAAAATTTTATCTAATTTTTCAACTAATAATTTGCGTGTTGGTTTTTTCATATACAAATGTAATTATACTTTATTAACAATCGTGTTAAAAACTTTGTTTTGAAATCTATTTACTTTGTCAAAAAAAAACTGTAAATTTGCTAAATACTTTTTAATGTATATTTAAAAACAAAATAAGTTTATAAAAAAATAATAAAAAAAGTTTCAAAAACATATCAAAAAAAGCAAAGTGAGTTGCTAATAGCTATGCTTATATAAAAAATCTGAATCTTTTATATAAATAATAAATAATTGGAATTAAAAGTAACCATAAATAATTCCAATAGTTTTGTTTTCTATCTATATCCTTTTTAAATTCTTTAACTGAAGTTTTAGTTAATTCCTTTTTAAGTTCATTCTTAACGATTGTTTTCTTTTCTATATGTAAACTATTATCTTTTACTTTTTTGTATCTTAAAACAACGTTTTTGTACGTTATACCGTTTACTACAATATCTTTACAAGTATCTAAAGGCGTAATAGTAAATTCATCAGTATAAATATCATTTTTAATAGATATATTTGTTTCTTCTTTTGTAACAATTTTAGTATTAATTTGTGACAAACTATCTTTTTTAATTTCTTGTATTGCTACTTTTCTTGAACCACAACCAAATAAAATTAAACTAACTAAAATAAATATCTGCTTCATAATTTCTTCTTCTTGTTAAACCTGCAACTACTTTTTTATTTACTTTATTCCACTTCTTAAATTCTAATCCAATTAAAATATCATTGTGATTTTTATTAACTAATTTTAAAAGTGTACTATTCATAAAATTAGCCATTCCAATATTATAAGCTAAAGATACACAAGAATTAAATTGATTTTGATTTAAAGGTGTTTTAACTAAATTAGAAACTTTAGATGCAAATCTATCAGCAATTACTTTAAACATTTCAAACGCTTGTTGTTTGTTTATTTCTTTGTCTAATAAAGTTACACGTTTGCCATCAGAATAATATGTGTTACCATATCCTATTGTCGGTACTTTTGCAGAACATAAATAAGGCTTTGCACTATATCCTTCAAATTCTGTAATAAGTAAATATCCAGCATTATTTAACTTCATCTTTGTTATTTTTTTCTAATAAATACCAACGTCTTAATGTATATCCTGTAGCAGCTATAAAAGCCAATATTTTCATTGCAGCATCTACATCAGTAAAAGATATTACAAAATAAGTGCCTGTAAATAATGATAATTTTAAATCTATAAAGTATTGTTTCATTTTCTTAATCTTTCTACTATTGTTGTAATTCCTTCTATTCCTATATAAGCTGTTGCAATTATAACCCAATCGGATGAAGTTAATTGTCCGCTAAATAAACCACCACAAGCTACCATAAAAACAAGTAACTTTCGTGAAATCCATTTACTTAATATTATATCTAATTGCTCTTTACTCATTAAAAAATTATTTTTTTCTATTTTCAATTTTTAAACCAATTATTAAATCATTTGGTATATATTCATCTGCTACTTCAACACAACCTGCAAAACTATGTACAGGATTGTTTGGGAATATTTCACTTTCAAAAACTATTTCAGTATCACTCATAACATCAAAAGCATATCCATCAGCGTAAACAGCTTCTGTTATTACTTTAAAATCAGCATCGTAAGTTCCATTTTCTAAAACAATTTTACCAATTTCAACAATTGCTTGGATGCCTTTTCCGTAACTCAATGAAGTAATACCATCAAATGTTGTTTCTATGTAAACCCCTTTTGCTAATAAATCAGCTATTGCAGTTTCTTTGTCTGTGTAATTTAACTTGTATATCATTTTAGAGGGTTGTTAATGATTGTAGTTCAGTGTTTGTTAAACGTGTTTTATATAGTTGTGCTGAATTATAATTTAATGTTTGCGCTTGAGAAAAAGTATTTAAACCTAAGTCAGAACAAGCAGGAATATTTCCAAGTGTATCAATTCCAATTAAATTTCCATTAATATAAAATGCAAAATCATTATTTTTATAAGCTGCTGCAATTTTAAATCTACCTGTGCTTGAATTTGAAAAATTTATTCCTACTTGTACAACGCCGCTTATAATAATTTCAAAACCAATTATTGAACTTGTAACAAAAATACCAATATAAGTAGAAGTTAAAACTATATTTGGTGCTATTGCAAAATATGTAAAATTTGCTCTTGAATTTAAATTTACATCACAAAACAAAGTCCCCTCTGTTTGCCCTATTAAACTACTTATTCCTGTTTTAGAAATAACATCAGCGTTACGAGTTACTGTTGAAGCAACTGTTGGAATATATGAGGTTGGATATGAGCCTACTTCTAGTTGTGCTCCCCAAATAAAAAGTCTTTCTCCACTTCCAATATAAGCTATATTTGTACCACTTTTTATACAAGTTATAAAATAAGTTCCACTTGCAAGGGCAGTTAAAGTTACAGAACATCTATACCACCCGTTTATTAAAGGACTTATTGAAGCAGTAACTCCCGAAATTGTATTTACAACAGTACCATTTGATAAATCAAAAACTTGTGCTGTTGAAGCTAAAGTAACATTAACAGTAGCTCCTGTAAGTAAACCAACTCGAGTCAGTGTATTTGCTTTTGCATAAAAACTAAATGTATAAAGGCCTGCTCCACCTCCATCATTTCCACATACGTGAATACTATTTGTTGAATTATCAATTAAAGAATCAGCATTTAAATTTCCGCTTGGGCTTATTGCAGAATTAGCACCAATAGTTGAATTTATTTTAGCCCAAATAGCATTATCGAATTCCTCACTTCTTTGCAATAAATTTGTTCTCTGCGGTTCTACCAATAAACTAGGACAACTTCCGTTTGTGTAATCAATACGAGGTACGTTTACAGCTACGCTTTCAATCAATCCCGCACTATTTACTCTCGTTGCTGTTGTAGCACGAACTACATCCATATCACCCAAAGTAGTGTTTGGAACTACTGAATACAATTTGCTTGTTTTGTATGCATTTGGCGTTACTACTAAACTCGCCTTATCTAATAAACTCATTATATGTTATTTAAATTAGTCAATGTTGTATTTAAACAAGTTTCTGCTTCAAACAATCCGCTATCTGCTAAAACTCTTGTTTTAAAATTAATTATTATAGTTGGAACTGGCGAACCTACTATATCTGTTTCACCTGACCAACTTAAAATATAAATAGAACCCCAACCAATTAAATTATTGATAGCACCTTGACCCCAACCAATAACGTTATTTACAGCACCTTGTCCCCAACCTATATTATTTGCCATAATTAATAAACTTTAGTTAGTGTGAAATTTTGTGAACGTATTGTATTAGTTGCAGACGAAGTTATCCATTCTGCTGTAATAGTTAAAGTATTTGAAACAGTAGTGTCAAAAACAGTATTGCTTATTTTACCAAAGTTAATTCCTTCAATTGCATTACTTGCATTTTTATTATATGTAAATACACCATTTGCTGTTAGTTCAGCAACTCCAGCACCACCAATTTTAGAAACTGTAAAGTCTAATATTAAATCAAAAAACTTATTAGTAGCAGTTGCCAAAGTATAAACCAAAGCATCAATAATTACAACCCCATTTGAACGCACTCTAAAATGTATTTGTTCGTTATTTGCATTTGTCAAATTACCGCACATTTTAGCAACAAATGAATCACCAACTTTAAAAGCATTTGCAGGAACACTTAATGTACCAACTCCTGTTCCTATTAAAGATGCTTCGCCACTTGCAAATACAATAGGTGTACTTAATGCTGTTTGTGCATATAAACCTTTTGAAACTTCAGCAAAGTTATCATTTACTTTATCAAACGCATTTCTTACTGTATCACCAGTACCATCGTTTGCAGTTGTTCCTATGTTAATTACTTGTATCATTTTTTTTATCTAATTTATTTAAAAAAATTTCTAATTTCTTTACGTTTACTTCTTTCGGCTTATATGTTTCTTTTATAGAATCCATCCTGTAAAATTTGCGTCTTTATCAGGATATACATCAGCATTTGAATTACTATTATATTCAGGAAATAAAACTTGGTTAAAACTCATATAATCTATAAATCTATTTGTATAAGATTGTGCAACATCTCTTTCTTTTTCAATTAAAAAGTCTATTTCATTCTTTTCAACTGTAGTACTGTTTTCAGAATTATGTTTAAATACTCCTTTATTTGATACTTTATAAGCTGCGTAAGGTAAAAACTCTACCATTGCCCAATGTATTACCATCGGTTTAATATATACGCTTAAAAGCGTTGTATATGGACTTGCTAAATTACCTGCTACAATACCATCATTAATTTTGTTGTATAGTTTTGTTCCTAAATAGTTTTGAATATGTAATTGCTGTGCTTGAAAAATATATTGTGTGTAAATATCAGGGTCTAAATTACCATTTAAAACAGTGAATTTAACTATATCGTTTGTACTTATAAATAAACCTTGTGCCATATCTTATTAATTTGTATATCCCATTTTATCCCAATACTCTTGTGTGTATCCTTTTGTAGGCATATCACTTGGTTTCATTGCTACTTCTTTATCGTTTCTAATTCTATAACCATATTTTTCAGCAGTTGCAGAACTAATAGCTTTTGCATTTGGATTTGTAGGGTCAATTTTAACACCATCAAAATTAGCATAAGTTCTACGCAACCATTTATGATTGCATCTTGCTCCACCCTTGTATAACCATACAGAATAAGAATCAGAACCTTTAGGTCCAAATCCAGCATTAACAACTTGCGTTTCCATATTTACAATATCTTCTTTACGATATACTTTTTCAGCTCGTAACATTTTACTGCAAAATTCTCTTTCACCGCTTAAATCACCACTATATTTATATCTTGTAATAAATTGAACTCCATCAAT